TATGCACACGTTGTAAATGCTGTCCGTACCTATGTGATGAAAGGTGGTGATGGTAAGGAGTCTTCTGCTAAGGAGTTGGTAAACAACCTACCCAAGTCCCTGTCTAGTTGCCTTGCAAGAGGCATCTCAGACCGTCTCAACGCAGACTCTGCTTCTGTCCTCGCTGCTAAGTCATTAATTGCTGGTAAGAATTTCTACCAGGCAAACCTGAATGACGGAGACTGGAATCGGGGTAAGGTCTTCTTCAACATCCGTAAGGCAGGGGACATGAAACTGACCTTCACAGGATCCAAGGCAGCTACGACAGATATCGAACTGAAACAAGGCTTGCTCAACTACCTGCTGGCATGATAGAATAGAACTATGGCAAAAAACACACACCTAGAGCACCTAGAGGACGACATCTTCAACCAAGGTTTCGTCGGTGCCAAGAATGCAATCGAGTTTCTCAAGTCCCTCAGGGACATGCTGAGCACGGGTAGTGGTGGTAGTGCCACCAAGGTCACAGTGAAGTGGGACGGTGCTCCTGCTATCATCTGTGGTGTTGACCCTATGTTGAATCTCTTCTTCGTGGGCACCAAGAGTGTCTTCGCTAAGACTGAGCCCAAACCTTGCTACACCAATGCTGATGTGGATCGTTACTATCCTAACCACCCCATCGCTGACAAACTGAAGCAGTGCCTCAAACTCCTACCTGACACTGGTATCACAGGAGTTGTGCAGGGTGACTTGCTCTACACGAACACTCCTCCCAAGGTCAAGATGGGTGGTAAGGTGTGCTATAAATTCAGACCCAACACCATTACTTACTGTGTTGAGGCAGCGACTGAGTTGGGTCAGAAGGTTGCCGTGTCTGACCTGGGTATCGTCTTCCACACCCGCTACACTGGTCCCTCTCTGCCTGAGATGAATGCATCTTTCGGTGTGGATGTGTCCAAGATGCAGAGTAATAAGAAGGTCGCAGTCTTCTCTGCCACCTTCCAGAATACCAACGGTGTTGCAAACCTCAGTGCTGCTGAGCGTAACCGTCTCAACAACAGTATCGCCGTTGCACAGCGTAATCTTGTCGCTGGTAAGTCCTTCCTCGATGCAATTCAGGAGAGCAAGGGATCGTTTGCATACACTGCTCTCTTTAAGATCTATTTCAACCAATTGATCAAGTCTGGTCGCATCCCTACTAACGCTGCTGCTATGCACAGAGAGTTTCTTTCCTTCGTTGACATGCGTTATAAGGCAGAGATTGCTAAGAAAAAGACTGACAAAGCGAAGAAGCAGTGGGAGGACCGCCGTGCGGACGCAATCAAATACCTAAATAATAATAAGTCTGTTATGTTTTCCGCACTTAGTGGATTCAAAAATCTTATCGCTGCCAAAGAGCAGGTGATAAATAAGTTGAAAAAAATTCAAGGTGTCGGGACCTTTCTAGAAGATGAGACTGGTTACCGAGTCACGAGTCCAGAAGGATTTGTGGCCATCAAGGATGGCACCGCTATGAAACTCGTTGATAGACTGGAGTTTTCACGAGCAAACTTTACCGTCGCAAAAGACTGGGGCAAATGAGATTTATTCAATTCCTGAAAGAAGCAACGAAGTCGGCAACCAAAAAGCCACAGACTTCATCGACTGGTAAGAAACCTTCAGCATCATCCAAAGGTTTAGAGGACAAACATGTCGCCATTACTTTTGGGAGGTTTAATCCTCCTCACGCTGGTCATGGTAAGTTACTGGATGCAGTCAAAGCGCATGGCGGTGACTCGGGTAATTACCGTATCTACCCCAGCAGAAGCCAGGACCATAAGAAAAATCCTTTATCGGCTCATCAAAAAGTAGATCACATGCGTAAGATGTTTAAGGATCACGCAGACAAGATCCAAAACAACGAAGCGCATAGAAACATCTTTGACATTCTTCGTGACTTGCATGACGAAGGACATGAGCATGTAACCATGGTTGTGGGTGACGACCGTGTGAAGGAGTTTGAATCACTCACCAACAAATATAATGGTGTGCATTATGATTTCAAGTCTATTAACATCAAGTCTGCAGGTGCTCGCGCTGACGACAGTGATGATCCTGTTGAGAATCTCTCTGCCAGTAAGATGCGATCCCACGCACAAGGCGGTGACCACGACTCTTTTCATGCAGGAATGCCAAAAGGATATTCCAAAAAGCATTCTCAAGGACTGATGCAGGATGTCCTTAAGGGCATGACACCTCCACCTAAGAAGTCTAAGAAGAAGAGTGAAGTCCACGAGCAAACTCTCTGGGAGTATGCTCCTAAGTTGGACTACGATGCTTTCCGTAACCACTATATGCTCGACCATATCTTTAAGGTTGGTGCAATCGTAGAGCATGATGATAGTGGTCTTCGTGGTAAGGTTGTCCATCGTGGCACAAACTATGTGATCTTTGAGATGCCTGATGGCACTGAGCACCGTGCATGGTTGCAGCATATGTCTGAGGTTAATGAGCATGAGCAAGAGGTTGCTGCTGACACTACCAAGGATCAAAGCAACTATTCTGCTGATGATGGCAGCGGTAACACCTGGAAGATTGGCACCGATGCATATCGCATTGCACTACAAGATATGACCCCTGGTCAAGCAACTAAGAAATTCTCACAATTCAATAGTGAGATTAGAAAAACTGCCACAACTAAATAATAATATCGAATTCATTCGACCTTAAGAAAAATGACGTTAGAAATTCTCGTATCTTCTGCCCTAATGGGTTACACCATGGATGAGCAGAGCAGAATCCTCAAATCTATTGAAGAAGGATCTGACCTCCCCACTGCTCGCCTGAAGAAAGGTGCTGAGAAGGTTATTGAAGTCTTCAATGACTGGGAGCCAGTCGTCGAAGGTTATGCTGGTTTCCCCGTTGAGCGTGAAGCAATCCAGAAGAAGAAGGATCAGCACAAAGATGATCGTAACGTCGGTCGTGTCGTCTCACAAGGCGGATCTCAGTATGTGATCACTGGTAAGAAAGCAGATGGTCGCTACATCGTCGTTGGTAAGAAAGGTGATAAGACTGCTAAGGATGCAGGTGACATTGGTGTTACCAAAAACGAATCCGTTGTCGGCATTGACATCGAAGATCTCCACAATATGATGCTGGAAGGTATGAAGCAAGCTCGCAAGAATGTTGGTGCTGATTCTTGCTGGGATGGTTACAGTGCAAAGGGCACAAAGAAGAAGGGCGGTAAGGAAGTTCCTAACTGTGTCAAAGAAGAAGAACTAGACGAACTCTACAAGGGTAAGCACGGTCAGTCTGAGAAAGAGTATCAGGACAGTCGCTCTGACGGTGGCAAGATGATCTCTGGTGACAGCAAGCACAGTGGTGCTGCATACTCACACCGCTCCTTTAAGGGTGTCGGTAAACCTGCTAAGCCAGGTGAGCGTCAGAAGAACCAGGGCAAGATGGACAGAGGCACCCGTGCTGATATTGCATACCGTAAGGCAAACCTGAAGAAGGAATCTCAAGAGTTTATAAATAAATTGTCTGACTCAGGACTCTTCAGTGAAGAGGAATTGTCGGCAATGGTGGAGGGTCTAGAATGAAGCCCCAAGGAAATAACGGCGAGAGATCGTATCTTAAGACCAGTAAAAAGGGGAATATAATTATTAACCCTAAGAAAGAGGACCTTATGTCAGAATCACTTAGAAAACATATCCAATCTGCTGTTGGCGATCTTCGCGAAGCAGCGAAGAAGAAGTCAAAGGAGAAGCACATCGCTGCTGCTAAGGCAGGCAAGCGTTGGCAAGACTCCGATGGTGACGGCAAGTGGTATGAGCCTGGCGATGATGTCAAAAAGGAAGAGACTCAAGCACCTAAAGTTGACGACACCGATGCTAAGAAAGCAGCAAAGGATCGTATGAAGCAGAAGATGGTGCAGGCAACTATCGACCACGACCGTAAAGCTAAAGGATACAACTGAGCATATATAGATAAGACTCTATTTGAGGACAATCTCATGTGGGCATTATTCCTACCCCTTGCTAAGAAAACCATCAGCGGTTTGCTGGGTCGTGATGAAGTCCGCCGTTACCTTGTAGACGTGCTCCGCTCACTGGCGGCGACCACGGACAATAAGTTGGACGACGGTGCTGTGGATGTAGTAGAGGCACTCCTCTTCAAAAAACCAGAATAATCTTGATGTGGAAGGGAGGGTAACACCTCCCTTTTTATAAATAAAATATAGGTAATCAATCACAATTGGAGTAAGCAACATGTCTCTTTACGGGAGAACTGACTCAGCAGCAAACATCACACAAGCAGGACTCGCCCGAGGCAATGGTGCGGGCTCCGCAACAGAAACAATCGTCTTCGTTGACGAAACGGAAGCGTCTCTTTCTGAGAATAAAGAGCGTGGTATCAACGGTCCTGGTTGGTGGGCATATCGCACCTACACAGACGCCGCTGGTAAGACTCGTCATAAGGCAGAGATGCTGGCATTCATCAGCAACCCTGATCTGAATGCTAACGAGACTGCAAACGACGACACCATCGCAGCAGACGTTGCATCTGCAATCACCATCTCGGCACAACCTGTCGATGTAACTGGCGCTGCTGATCCCTTCACTGGCACCTTCGGCGTCACTGCAACTGCAGACTCTGGTACCGTGGTCTATCAGTGGCAGCGTCAGACCGCATCTGGCACCCGCTGGACCAACGTCACCGATGCTGGTGTATTCAGTGGTGCAACTACTGCAACTCTGACCCTCACTGGTGCTGCTAAGGCAGACTATAATGGTTACAAGTTCCGTGTGAAACTGACCTCTACTGCAGGTGCTGAAGAAGTGATCTCTACTTCTGCTTCCATCACCTACGCATAATGATTATGGGATAACTTTATGATGCACTTTGATAGTCTTGACGAAAATAATCACTTGATGTTTGCTATCAAGCATTATGATAATCCCCAATCAGTCACGGTAGAAGACTTCATGGAGGACATGAAAAAGTTTAAGTATCTCAAAAGATTACTTAAACGTTATTCAAAGACTCATGTCCTCCGAGTCAACCTCATTCTAAATCACTTGATCATTCTATTCAATGTCTTTGGTGACGGGACAATTCCTTTACTAATGTATAAACTTGAAGAAGAATACTGGTCAATTATCAAGACATTCTTAATCTATCTGGACCGATATCCAGAGATCGCAGGATGTCTTTCTCATATAGATATAGATCAAAAAGTTGCAGACATTTTGACAGAGTTATGAATGAAGATGCCCCAACAATGAGTGTAGGAAACGGTGGTTACACTGGTAGTGCAGCCCCTGAAGGTCCCAACGCGGGGTATGATCCTCTGTTAACAGGCAGGAAGAAACCTAAGAAGCGTCGTAGATATGCGATGGTGACAAAGGATATGCTAGCAACAGAAGATGTCTCCCAAAGAGACTCTGCGTATCTCCCCTTCCTTATTTCATATGATGGTGCAGAGCAGTATGTGCTCTACAGTAAGTCAGAAGCAGCATTAAAGATTGAGCTGCGTAAGATTTATCGCCCAGAAAATTTCAAGAAACTTGCAGTGAAAAGACTGTATCCTAATGATGTTATTAAGTTTTACTGGAAAAAAAGACAACAAGCATTAGGACAAGAGTAAATGGCATTCGGTCTTGGTAAACTTCAGGTATTAGAATCCAAACTTGACATTTATGAAGACCTCTCGAAAGAGATGCTTGATAAGTTGGAGCGTGCTGTCAGCACAATCTCAGATAACAGTAATAAGATTGCGATAGTCCTTGAGCGTCATGAGAATAGACTAGACGAAGGTGAACGTATTAATACGACTATTATGAAGATGATTGAAGATCATCAGAAGTATGATGATCGTATGATTGAAAGTCTTGCTGGTAAGTTTAGAGAATTAGAGAAGAAGGTAGAAAGAAATACTAAGTTTGTTATTGGTGCCACTGCTGTAATCGCAACCATTGTGACGATTGCACAAGTAGTATCCCCTATCTTGTCACGTCAGGACAAACGTGCTAGTATTCCTGCAGCGGAATATGTTGCATGGACTACGTTGAGGACAAATACATTCGCTTCCTGAGCACCCGCTTAGACAAGTTTAAGAATGTCAAGCATGGTCTCTACAACTTCCGTTGTCCGTATTGTGGCGATTCTTCAAAGCATAAAAACAAGGCACGAGGATACTTCTTCCTGAAGAAGACGGAGTTTATCTACAAGTGTCATAACTGTGGCGTGGGTAGGTCTCTCGGTAACTTCCTGAAGGACAATGCGACTGACCTATACGATCAGTTTGTGCTGGAGAAGTATCGTAACGGTGCCACTGGCAAGGGTAGGCACACACCTAACCCTGAATACAAGTCAGCGAAACCTAAATTTGCCAAGAGGGTATCGGATCTGACACCTATCTCTGAGCTAAATAAAGGACACCCCGCGAGAGAATACTTGGAGAGCAGGTGTATCCCACAGGATACACTTCAATCTCTGTATTACACCGACAGGTTTAAGCGGTGGGTGAATTCTCAAAAACCAGGACAGTTTGAAAACCTACAGAATGACAGACCTAGAATTATTATCCCATTCATTGACAAGGACGGTAATTGGTTTGGCATCCAGGGTAGATCTCTGGCTCCAAAGTCGAATCTACGATACATCACTGTGATGTTTGATGATCGTCTTAAACTCTACGGTCAAAGCAAAGTCAACTCTGAGGAAACTGTTTATGTCACAGAAGGACCCTTCGACAGTCATTTCATTACCAATGCTGTCGCTATGTGTGGTAGCGATGTTGACCACCGCACTCTACCTTATACAGATCGGGTCTGGGTCTTCGACAATGAGCCGCGTAACAGACAAATCGTGCAGCGGATTGACTCTGCCATCGGAAGCAAGGAGAAGGTGGTTATCTGGCCGAGAGAAATAAGTCAAAAGGACCCCAATGATATGGTCCTTGCTGGACTGGATGTCCAAACTATAGTAGAATCAAATACATACCAAGGTATGGAAGCCCAAGTAAAATTTATTCAGTGGAAAAAGGTATGAGCGAGATCAGCGTTGTTAAGCGAAGTGGAGAGGTTGAAACCCTCAACCTAGATAAGATCCATACGATGGTAGAACACGCTTGTAATGGTCTTGCAAGCGTCTCTGAGAGTCAGGTAGAAATGAATGCTAACCTGCAATTCTTTGATGGTATTAAGACCGATGATATTCAAGAGATTCTGATTCGCTCAGCAAATGATCTGATCACTCTGGAGAATCCTAACTACCAGTATGTTGCAGCACGACTGTTGCTGTTTGGTGTCCGTAAGTCTGTGTATGGTGACCATCCAGACTATCGTCCTTACCTCATTGATCATGTCCATGATTGTGTAGATAAGGGTGTATATGACTCTGCTATTCTGGAGAAGTATAGTGATGAAGAGTGGTCAGAGATTGATCGCATGATTGATAATGAGCGTGACTTTCTCTTCACATATGCAGGTCTACGTCAGGTTGTCGATAAATACTTGGTCCAGGATAGGAGCAGTGGTCAGGTATACGAGACGCCGCAACAAATGTATATCATGATTGCATTGACTCTCTTCCGTGACTATCCTAAAGAGACTCGTCTTTCCTACGTCAAGAGATACTATGACGCAATCAGCAAGCACCGCATCAACATCCCAACGCCAGTCATGGCAGGAGTGCGAACGCCTCTCCGTCAGTTTGCGAGTTGCGTTCTCGTTGATGTTGATGACACCCTCGATAGTATCTTTAGCAGTGACATGGCTATTGGTTACTACGTTGCACAACGCGCAGGAATCGGTATCAACGCAGGTCGAATCCGTGGCATCAACGCTAAGATCAGAGGTGGAGAGGTACAACACACAGGCGTGGTCCCCTTCCTTAAAAAGTTTGAATCAACTGTACGATGCTGCACACAAAACGGCATCCGAGGTGGTTCTGCTACAGTTCACTTTCCTATCTGGCACCAAGAAATAGAAGATATTATTGTCCTTAAGAATAACAAGGGCACTGAAGACAATCGTGTGAGGAAACTTGACTACTCCATTCAAATTTCAAAACTATTCTATGAGCGTTTCATCTCAAACGGAGAGATTTCACTTTTCTCTCCTCATGATGTCCCTGGGCTTTATGATGCTTTCGGGACTGACAGTTTCGATAGTATGTACGTTAGTTACGAATCGGATCCTGGAATCCCCCGCACCACAGTCAGTGCTCAAGAAATCTTCCTCAATCTACTGAAGGAGAGAGCAGAGACTGGTCGTCTTTACATCATGAATATCGACCACTGCAATTCACACTCGTCCTTCAAGGACAAAGTGAATATGTCTAACCTGTGTCAGGAGATCACCCTACCTACAGATCCTATCCGTCACATTGACGACAGCGATGGTGAGATTGCTCTCTGCATCCTGTCTGCTATCAACGTGGGTAAGATCAACAAACTGGATGAGATGGAAAACCTTGCTGACCTCGCCGTGCGTGGTCTTGAGGAGTTGATTGACTACCAGGACTACCCTGTTGCTGCAGCACGTCGTAGCACTATTGCACGACGCTCTCTGGGTATTGGTTTCATCGGTCTGGCACACTACCTTGCCAAGGCAGGTGAGAAGTATGATGATCCTCGTGCCTTCCGTTTGGTCCATGACTTGACTGAGGCATTCCAATACTATCTCCTGAAGGCATCTAACGAAATCGCTAAGGAGAAGGGTGCCTGTGAGGCATTCCATCGCACTAAGTATTCCGATGGCATTCTGCCTATCGATACATATAAGAAAGAAGTAGACGAAATCTTTGGAGGAGATCCTGGGCTAAACTATGATTGGGAAACTCTTAGAGAATCTATCCTGGAGCATGGACTCCGACACAGCACACTGTCCGCACAGATGCCTTCGGAGAGCAGCTCCGTTGTGTCAAACGCAACCAATGGAATCGAACCGCCTAGAGACTACCTGTCCATTAAAAAGTCAAAGAAAGGACCCCTTAAGCAGATTGTACCGTCTTTTTCAACTCTGAGAAATAACTATACTCTTCTGTGGGATATGTCTTCCAACGAAGGTTACATTAAGATCACTGCTATCATGCAGAAATTCTTTGATCAGGCGATCAGTGGTAACTGGTCTTACAACCCTGAGAATTATCCCAACAACGAGGTGCCTTCCTCTGTGATGGCAAAAGATCTTTTGACTACATATAAGTATGGTTGGAAGACATCTTACTATCAAAATACATACGACAATAAGAAAGATCCAGATGCAGTAGAAGAACCTACTCGTAAACTGGATGACATCCTGGCAGAAATCGATGCTGGTGATGAAGCAGAATGCGATGCTTGCAATGTATAAGACAGTTGAGATAGAATTAACAGAAGATCTTCAGGAGGACTTTGAGTCCTTCCTGGAGTCTTGTAATTCCTTTGGGATTAAACCCAGAATTAAATCATTTTTATATTATGTTAGCAACTTCGGCACATACAAACATCCAAAGGGGGAAAATGGGAGTAACGGTATTTAACGAGAAGAAGGTAGACACTAAGAAGCAACCAATGTTTTTTGGTGCTCCGCTGGGAATGCAACGTTATGATGAGTATAAGTATCCCGACTTTGATAAACTGACACAGACTCAACTGGGATACTTCTGGAGACCTGAAGAGGTCTCGCTACAGAAAGATAGGTCTGATTACAAGACTCTGAGTGACCAGCAGAAGCACATCTATACTTCTAATCTTAAGTATCAGATCCTCCTGGACTCTGTGCAAGGTCGTGGACCTGGCATGGCATTCTCTCCCTACTGCTCACTACCTGAGTTGGAAGGTGCCATGGGTGTATGGGAATTCATGGAGCAGATTCACTCACGATCCTACACCCACATCATTAAGAATATCTATCCTGATCCCTCAGAGGTCTTTGATAGCGTCTTGGAGGACGATAGAATTCTTGCTAGGGCAAAGAGTGTCTGCGCTTCATATAATGATTTTCTACAAGCAGCAGGTGAATGGCAAGCAGGCACCCGTTGGCAGCAAGCATTAGAAGAATGCGACTCTGCTATCTGGGATCGTAAAGAGTTGAAGCGTAAACTGTATAGGGCAATTGCAAACGTCAATATTCTGGAAGGAATCCGTTTCTATGTTTCTTTTGCTTGCAGTTTTGCTTTTGGTGAGCTCAAGCTCATGGAAGGGTCAGCGAAAATCATTTCCCTTATCGCCCGTGATGAGTCACAGCATCTGGTATTGACTCAAAAGATTCTGAAGAAGTGGGCAGAGGGTGACGACCCAGAGATGCAAGAAATCGCATTGGAAGAAAAAGAAAACGTCCGCAAGATGTTTGCGGAAGCAGTCACTCAAGAGAAGGAGTGGGCAAACTATCTCTTCTCTGAGGGCAGCATGATTGGTCTCAATGAAAGACTACTCTCACAATATGTGGAGTGGATTGCTAACCGTCGTATGAAAGCGGTAGGTCTGGATCCTCTCTATGACATCCCCGCTAAGAATAACCCTCTGCCCTGGACAGAGCACTGGTTAAATAGTAAAGGTCAACAGAATGCTCCTCAGGAAACTGAGATTGAATCCTATATTGTCGGAGGTATCAAACAAGATGTTGAGGCAAATACGTTCTCTGATTTCCAACTGTAAGAATTGGTTTACAAATGACAAGGAGGCAAAGTTGGAAGAAGAAAACCCAGGAAGTTATAAGTATTCCTGGCCTGGACCCGATCTATGGTATAAAGGACCACTTGAAGTTTTTACGGAGACTGAAGAGGGACCTAGTGACTACGAAACCGATCAGGAGACGTAGCAAAAAACACAAAAAGTAAAAAGTTGCATAAATAATATGGTCATGTTATTATGACCATACGTTCATCCAAGGGACTTCACATCCCGTGGACGCAAGTAAGTCGCGGAACGGAGCGTTCATCCCATGCTAGAATTATTGTTCTACACAACACTCTCATGCACTCAAACTGATGCTATCATGCTGAAGATTGAGGCAAACAAAAACCTTAGCAATACTGTGAAGGTTGAGTTGATTGAGACCCTTAAGGACTCAGCACCAGAGTGTCAGTGGT